CGACATGGACGCAATGTCCTCGTCAATCCAGCCCGCATTGCGCAGCGCCGCGTCCTCGGCGGCGCGCGTCGGCTCTACTGCCGGAGATACGGGTTCTCCGGTAGGTACTGCGCCGGCCCCGGCATTGGGCCGCTCACCAGAAACGTCTGGCGTTCCAGAACTTGGCCCCGGCTGTTGAGCGTCGTTTCGATCCGTCGGCCGTCCCTGAACTGGATTCTGATCGACAGGGGCGGCGGCAGGTTCGGCGCCACCGGGCGCGGGAAGCTGGCGGGCGGCTCCTTCTCGGACGGCATCTTGCGCCTCCTTCTGCCGAATGAACTCGTCAATCTCGGCTTTGGTTCGCGCGCCTGCCGCGCGCGCCTGCGCTTCATTAGCCTGCCGCAAGAAATCGTCAACGCTGCCCGGCGCCGGACCTTCGACGCCTGCGCGCTTGGGCGCAACGCCGCGCGCAACGGCGTGCGCGCCACCCAGGAGCGCACCGGTTCCGATACCAAGCGCGGCGGCTTCGGGCACGCCTTCGCCGATGGGCTTGCCTTCGACCACGTTCTCGGCCGCGCGCTGGCCGGACATCAGCGCGGGCGCCGTGCCGAACAGCATGAGCATGGAATCGGCAATCGCCTGCTTGAACGGACGGAAAGCCGGCGCCGCGCCCATGGCTGTGCCGACAGCGCCCGCGATCCCGGTTTCGATCAGCGCCCGATCTACAGCCTTGTCGTGATCGAGGCCTTCCTGCCGTGCCTTGAGATAGGACGGGGCGAGCGCCTGCAACGCGGAGCCCGCGCCGAAACCGCCTGCCGAACCACCGAGCGCGCCGAGCGGGCCGCCAAAGGCGCCGCCCGCTGCACTGCCTGCAATGCCCGCGCCGAGCGCCGGCCACGATCCGCCGAGCCCGTGAAGGATCTGCGCCGTCCACCAGCTCGGGTCTTTCCAGCCGTCGGCCAACGGCTTGCGCAGGATTTCATCGACGGCGTCAGGCGCCCCGGCTTCCTGCGGCTTGAGGCCGGTAAAGCCGCCCTCCGTGAGAACCTGCGTGCCCTGCTTGCCGGTTTCGTAGCCGTGCACCATGCCCTTGCCGAGCGCACGCACAGCGACCTCGCCAATGCCCGGCGCCTCGTCCGCCCATCCGGCGAAGTCGGGCGGCAGTTTCGCGCTCGGTCCGAACTCTGGCGGGCGCGCGGGCGGCTCGGGCGGATTCTGCACTGCAACCGGACCCATACCGAGATCGGCGGGGCGCGGCGGCGGAACGGGCGCGTCCACGGCGCCAAGATCAGTCGGCCGCGCGGGCGGCTGCGGCGCGTCGAGATTGAGCACGCCTTGCGGCTCATCGGCCCATCCAGCGAAATCAGCGGGTAGCTTCAATTCCCGGCTCCCATGGCGCGGCCCATTTGCTCGTACTCGTCCTGATACGATGGCTGCGCCTGCGGCGCTGCGGGCGCGTCAACCGCTTGCGTCTCGCCTGTCGCGGGATTGAACAGCTTGATCGAACCATCCTGCGCCTTGTAGCGACGCCACGTCGCAGTCGGCGCGGGCGCGGCGGCTTCGGGGGCGGCAGGTGTGGGTGTGGCCTGCGCCGGAGCCGTGGCGCCGGGCTTCGCAGCGCGCGGCGCGGCGGTCGCAGGCGCGGCGGAAGGTGCGGCAGGCGCAGCGGGGGTGGCCGGCGTATCCTCCTCGTCGTCGTCGTCCTCGGCGTCGGCCGCCTTGGCGGCAGGCTTCGACTTGCCGGGCTTCGGAGCCGCTGCTGCGGCCGGGCCTGCAGGCGGCGCGGCGCCGGTCGGGGCTCCATCGGCGTCAAACAGCTTCTTCGCAAGCGCGGGCTGCAGGCGGCGCAGAATGCCAACGCGCTTCTGCTTTTCGTCGTCCTTGAGCATGTCCCACGCCGCCTGCCCGTCGGGCTTCGACATGTCGGGAATGCCCGCCATCTTCATGAAGCGAAGGCCAGCATTCGACTGGTCACTCGCGGAGAGATCGTCCCATGTGTCGGGCTTCTCCTTCGTCTTATCCGACGAATAGGACGGCGCCATGATGTTGTGCCAGCGCGCCGTTTCGGCGTCCTGCTTCTCGCCGCGGGCGCGCTGCGCCTGCTTGTCCTGAATGTCGAACAGCGCCTTGTAGACGTCGAGCTTCGCCTTGTCCGCGTCGGCCTGCGCTTTCGTGGCGGCGGCGGCGCGCGCCTGAATGTTCTTTGCGGTGCCGGAGAACCCGGCGAGGAACGCATGGCCGCGCGACATGCCCGGCTTGATCGCCTCGAACCCTGCGGCGAGATCGCCGCCGAGGCCATCGCCGAACGACGGGCCGGTTGCGGCCGGCGCGGCGGCGGCAGGCTGCGAGCCGGGCGGGCCCAGGCGGCGCGGCGTCGTGCGCAGTTGCGCAAGCACCTGTCCGGTCGGGCTTGGCGTCGATGGGTCGGCGGCTTCCGGCGACTGCGAGGACGAGGCGTCGAGCCCCTGATAGGCAGGCAGCGCCCCGCTGGCGAGGCGAGGCGTCGGAATGCCGCGTCCGGTCGGCAACGTCTCGCCCGAGGCGGGATTGAAGCCGAAAAGCGACTGCATCGTTTGAATGAAGTCCATGGCCCCCGCCCTACAAGAACAAGCCCATCAGAGTGCCGAGCATCCCCATCATGCCGCCGCCGCCAGACTGCTGCGTCTGGCCCTGCTGCGTGCCAAACGACGTGCTTTGCGTCTGCTGGTTTTTTGGCAAGCTACCGAGAATGGCGGCAAGCGACGTGAGCTGCTTCAACTGCCCCATCTGATCGGTCGAATGCAGGTTAAGCGCGTTCTGAATGCCGGTCTGGCCGGCCTGCTGCTCCTGCGAGCCGAGCCCCGCGAGAAGCGAGGCAAGCGTGGTGTTCTGTCCGAACTGCTGCTGGCCGACGCCCGACATGCCCTGCGATGCGCCCATGAGCGCCTGCAGGTTCGACAGACGCGAGCCCTGCGCGTTTGTGAAGGCGTCGTTGTAGGCCTTGCCGGTCGTGTTGGCGATTTGCTGCTGCGTGTTCTTGTTCATCAGGGCGCGCACGAGGCCCGCGCCCGTGCCGCCATATGCGCCTTGCATCGTGGCGTTGGCTTCGTTCGCCTGCCCCTGCTCGCCCGCCGCTTGGTTGATCGCGTCGAGCTGCGGATTGAGCACCGACTTGAGGTAGGGCGACATGTAATCGGAGATCGACGCATTCGGGTCGATCGCGCCCATGACGGACGAATAGCCGGACGCTGCCTTGTCGAGCGCCGGGTTCGACTGGCCGAGCAAACCGGAAAGATAGGTCTTGGACTGGTTGAAGGGCTCGCCAAAGGAGGCGGTCAGCGGGCCGGTGTAGCTCTGCCACGGGTTTTGCGCGACGTACTGAGAGGCCGCGCCGTAGATGTCCTGGCCGCCCTGCGTCACCCACGGGTCGTAGCTGGTCGAGCCAGACTGCGACTGCATCGACACTTGCTGCTGCTGAGAGCCACCGCCTCCGAAGCACATGGTTCAGCCCTCCGTCTTAGGTTGGATAGCAGCCACGCGACCGGACGGGAATAGCGCGTATTCATCGACCGCCCGCGCGCAGAATTTCCCGGCCGCCGCAGGGCGGATAACGTGAATGTAAACAGCCTCTTGCTCGGTTTCGCAAAGGTCATACAGTTCTTCGATCAGCGCCGTGGCGACGGCCTGCCCGCGCTCCTCGGACGCAATGTGAAACCATTTCGAGAAGAAGGCCGATTCGGTCGAGAACCACCAATCGGCGCGGAACAGTCCCACCGTGCCGATCAGCGCGCCGTCGCGCTCGATCATGAAGGCGAGGTTTTCGCGGATCGCGGCGGCGATCCCGGTCTTGGCTTTGCGCGGATCGAGCGGCGCGCGCAGCGTCTCGCGCGCGGCGAGGAAAGCGTAGATCGCCTCCATGTCCTCCGGCCCTGACGCGCGGCGGACGGTGAAATCTCTATCCTGGCCCACCTGAAACGCCTCGCTGGTGAAGATCGGAAAGCAGCGTCGCAACGGTTTCGGCTACGTCCTGCGCCGTGTCGAGAGTCGGATTGATTATTCGGCGCGGCAGGGCTGGCGGATTATAGACACGGTAGCCGTCGGCAATCGTCTCGATCCCGGCTTGCGAGGAAAGAACGACCTTGTCCATCATGGCCATGAGCCAGTTCAGCTTTTCGTCCACCGACGCAAGATCGCTTGGGCGGCCAAGGCCATCAATCGGCAAGCTCATCGGCGCGATCCTCCCGCTCCCGTCAGGGCTTCCAGAATGCCGAAGCGAAAATCTTGGTTGGTGCCCGTGCCCGAAAAGCGCAGCGCGATCTCGCGCCCGCCCACGCGCAGGTCCGCCATCTGATCGCCTGGCGCAAATGACGTGGTTTGCGTGTCGATCGGCACGGCGCCTGCGGGCGTGCGGTCGTAGGCCTCGGCCTTGACGATGATCGTGTCCGACTGGCGTTTCATGTCGATCGCAAGGCCGCTGATCTCCACGAACGACGAGCCATCGCCCGGCCGCAACGGGGCGGTTTGCAGGAACCACGAGATCGGACTGCCGTCGGCGTCGTTGCCGCTGTCCATCTGATAGACATCGCCATCAGCGCCAATCGTAATTGGTCGCGGATCGTCGCCCGTAAAGTGCGTTGCGCTCGAAAAGGCTTCCGGAAATTGGCCCTTGATCCAAGTATAATCGGACAGGCAGACTGCAACGTAATAGATTGGTTCTGTATTGCTGAGCGGGACAAACGCGAACCATACTTCGTTGAACCTTTGATTATACCACGAGACGGTTTTGACCGTGTAGTATGGCCTGAGATTATCAATCATCCATTGCGACACATCTTCCTGATTGGGGATGCGCTGCACGCCGCCTGCATACATGAAAAAGCCGTGCGGCCCGGCCCAATAGGCCGACGAACTGACGATCGAGAAGGCAAGCGGCCCCATAAGGCCGCATTCGCGTCCGACAAGGCGCGTGTTGAACACCAACTTGGAGCCAGTGTATTGCAAGGCATAGAGCGCGGTATCGGTCCACAGAAGCGTGACGTGCTCGCCCAGGTCCGAGCCTGAGACGATGCGCGTGCCTTCCTTCAACCGGTTGACGACTGATTGCGAGCCGTTGGCGCCGAAGGTGGCCGTCACGTCCCAATTCGTGTAATCGCCCTGCGCCGCCGCCCAATATTGCAACAGGTCTTGATCGGTCGGCGTGCCCGGCCCCACGAGATTATCGTTGTAGTTGGTGCCGTAGGCGATCACGATCCGGTCTGACGTGACCAGAACGCCAGTGCAGGTCGTCGGCGCTCCGGTCGTGATCTGCTTGGCGCGCTCGGCTGGCGTGGCTGACGGATTGAACGAGTAGAGCGGCCCGTTGGTCGAGCACGCGATCAAGATGCGGCCGAAGCTGCCGAAGGTCCAGACGCGCGGCGTGAACGACAGCAGCGTGAACTCGCGCGGCGTGCCCCACGTCCCAACGCCCCAGGCGCCCGCGCCCCATCCGTAACCTTGCGCCGGGTCTGTGAGGCCGGGCGAAGGCTCGAACCCAATTGTCACCGCCGCGCCGCCGCCCGTGAGGCCGGCCAGCGCATTGCCTGTGTGCTTGAAGGTGACGTTGTCGGCGTCGACAACGGAGTCGATCTCCCAGGAGCCGTTGCAGTCGAGCCCGTCGACCACGTCCGCAAGCGCGATGTCGACATAGTCGGCGACTGCCGCGCCGTGTGCGACATAATGGACCGTCACCACATTTGAGCCCGCCGTGGTCGTCAGCGGATTGGCAAGGCCGGTGCTTGAGACGCGCCAAGGTGTGATGTCGTTTGGCTGAAAGTCCGTGTTGGAAATCGCGTAGAGCTTCTTTGCGGTGCCGATGGCGATCAGCTGGCGCGAAGACGTATCGGACCATGCGTGCGCGCCGCGAGGCACGCCCTTGAGCGCATTGTGCGCAATCAGGGATTTATAGCCGCCGATGAACTGCGGTTTGCCGCGAAAGAACCGGACCCACGAGGCGTCGATATAGCGCCCCCTCGCCGCCAAGCTGGATTCGCTGGTGACGATGCCTGGCGCAAGCGCGAGGGGGATCGGCGCGTCGGCCATTTACAGGCCGTCCGTCCAGCCGAGGGAAAAGAGCCCCTGCACGTTGCCGTCGGACGTCCAGAAGATATTGGAGCTTTCGATGACCATGCGGCAGACCGAGCGCAGATAGGCGCCGCCGACCGAGGATTGGCACGGCGCCGGGTTCGAGGTAGAGGTCGAGAAACCGTAATTGCCGTTGGGCGCGACCATGACTGTGGCGCCGGCCGAGGCGGCGAGCACGTCAAGTTCTACAGCCGTCGGTGGGGCGAAGGCGGCCCAAGCGACCGAGGCCCATGTCGGGATCGTCGGACTGCCGGCAATGCCGGTCGCCATCGCGGGCAGGGTCGGCGTGCTGCCGGAGCCCTGCACAACCCAACGCGCCTCTGCGCCGCGCTGCTGTGACTTGACGATGCGCGCGGAACTGTCGATGCGAACCGCGCCCAGGCGGGCGTAATAGGTGTAGCCGCTTGGCAGAGCGGGCGGCGTCGGCGCGGCGGCGGCGGTGAACGTGGCGCTGATCGTGCCGTCGGCCTTGCCGACCGCCCACACATTCAGCCAGCGCGACGTGCCGGGACCGCCCGTATCCATGCAGGCCGGGCCGGTCGAGCACGCGGTTGAGACAGAGACGGATAGGCTGCGGAAGGTCTTGGTGCCGGTCGAGCCGTCCCATAGCGTCAGGGCGTCGGCCGAGACTGTCGCGGCGGTGTCGCTGGTGACGGTGATCTTGAGCGCGCGGGCGAAGCCATCGGCAGGCGGTGTGATGGGCGAGCCCTGCGCGGTCAGCGGGCCGGTGATGGTGACGCCTGCCGCGGCGGGAAACGCCACGGCGCCGTTCGACCGCGCGACGGTCATGTACTTGCCGAGTAACGTCGTCCCGTCGTCGGCATAGCCGCTCAACTCGAAATCGGATCCCGCATTCGAGCCGGATTCCGCCACGGCGTTGACGGCTGCGGTCCATCGTTTCGAGGCGTCGGTCTGGAATTGCAGGGTGCGCGAGGTCGCGGTCGGCCCCTTTATCCGCCACGTCCCGAGGGCTTGGCCGCCGCCAGCCGTCGCGACGTCGAGAATATCCGTGCCGGCCGCACCGCTGATCTTGAGCCCCTTGAACTCCGGCGTTCCGGCATTGTCGAGCCCGAGCGCGGCGAGCACCTGCGCGTAGGTCGCGGCAATCGGGCCGGAGCCGGTGTTGGCCAGGAACGTGTTGGCCGACAGGTCGGGCACGCCGCCTGCCGATACGTCGAACACATTGAGGCCATCGCTGTAGAAAAGCCGCGCCTGCGTCGAGGACTGCGGAACCGTCGTAGCTGTGCCGGAGGCGGTCTTGAGTTTCAGTGCGAAGGCGCCGCTGGTCTTGTTGAGGACGATCCACGATTTCGAGCGCGAGGGGACCGTGACCGTGGAATCTGCAACAAGCGTGCCGCTGAAAGATAGAACGGCGGTGCGCGCCTGATCGTCGGTCAGCGTGACCACGCCGCCTGTGACGGTCAGCGGCGTGGCGTTGGCAATCGCGTTTTCGATCTTCTGCAGGTTGAGATTGGTCTGCGCGCCCCAATCGTTGTTGTGGAGCCCCTGCCCCATGATGAGAAGCTGCAGGATGGACGTCGTGCTGTCTGCGACCTGCGCGACGGCCGGCGCCAGCGCCAGCGATCCGGCCAGGACGGCGGCGAGCGCGCCACGCAACCAATTCTTCATGACATGCTCCCTGCGGAATAGACGTCGACCTGCATCCCCATGATCGACATGTCGTCGGACTGCTGCGCGGTTTTCAGAAGCGCCGAGACGCGAGTCACATAGCGATTATATTTCGCGTCGTCGTTGAGGAAATCGGCGGCCATGGCGAGACAGGCCGGGCGCAGAATGTGCGGATACTCTTTGGTCAGCCAGTTCGTCTTGTTGGTCGAACTGAGAAAGGCGGGCCTGAAAGCGCCGGCCGCGCGAAGCGTGATGTCCTCGTCGGGAGCGAGATCGAACTGGATCAGTTCGTTGAATATCGTATAGGCCGTGGGCGCCGTGCCCGTGTCCCACGACCCATCGGACTGTTTCGATCGGCGCGACTCCAACGACACCTGATCGAGCGCCGTCATTGGAACCTGATATTGGTCCCACATCTTGACGAGATCCATCAGGTTGTCGGGCAGCGCAACGGAGATTTCCCCGGCAGGCAGGGCAATCTCGACGGTCGAATACATCGGGCGCAGGCGCACCATGTCGTAAATGAACGCCTGCGCATCCTCGAGAATGTCGCTCAAAGGCAGAAGGACGTCCGAATAGTTCACCCAATTCGCAATGGAGCCGGGCGTGCCCTTCGGCGCGGTGAGCGAGTCATAGTCCATGAAAGCCCCGCGTAGTTACGCGCCGCGAACCTTCACGTCGGCCTGGTCGATCATGGAGTTGTCGACCATGAACGCGATGGCCGCGCGCATGTCGGTAGCGACAAAGTTTTTTTGTTCGAGCAAGGTGCTGTGCACCTTGGTGAACGGATAGGCCTTCTCGCCCTTCGCCCACGCGACGAGATCGACGTCGCCGCTGCCGCCCGTGCCGGCCGCAGCCGCCACTTCGACCACCTTGACGGCGAGATCGGGGTCATCCGGATCGAGGCCGAGCTTCTTGAAAGCAGCCTTGCGCGCAGCGTCGGCGGCCTTCTCGGCAGTCGCACGCGCAGCGGCGTTTTCGAGGCGCTTGGTCAGTTCGGGCGTGACGAGCTCCTTCACGATCTCGCCGGAAGCGTCGAAGTGAAAGCCGTTCTGCTCGTAATGCGCGCCTTCCCACGGAGGGGTGACGACGCCGAAAGGCTTGGTCTTGTCGAGGGAGGGGTAGGAAAGTTCGAGATCGGCCATGGCCGCATGTCCTCACATGTGGGAAAAGCCGGGCGTTTCCGCCCGGCAGCTCTAGTTCAGCGCGGCCCGATCAGGGGCCGGGCTTCACCTTGGACTTGTTGCCGTCGTCGGCTTCCTGCTTGGCGGTCGCGCCGCCGAGCGAGTGGGACAGGTCCGAGTGGTTGCCCTTCATCGGGCGATCCTGAAAGCCGCTGTGGCCGTAGGACGACTTGTCGACCGGCGAGTCCATCATGATGGTCTGGCCGGCGTGAGCCTTGGTCTTACCGCGCATGTCCGACATGGCGTGATCCCTTCAATAGATGATGTGCCCGAAATCGCGCTCGTCCCAGGGCACATCGGGGCGCTCGCGGACCGGCTCGGTCGTGCCGAGACGTTCCTTATTGTAGCCGCGCGGATTGGCTCGGTCGATCACGACATAGCCTCGCCGCGCGAAATCCTCCGCGCTCGCGCCGGGCGACCGTGAAGGATCTTCGTCAGCGTGTACGCGGGACACGGGCCGGTGATCCGGCCCGCGCACGATGCCTCTACGGTCGATCGGCATTGCGATCTCCTTTCAGATGGCGACTACAGCCACTCGACTTCGATGTGGACGTCGCCCACGCCCGCCAGACCTGCGCCCGTGGGGGCCTTGAAGGTCACGGTGAGATCGCCGTCGGTCGCGGTGAGCACGGCCGGAACGGACATGGCGGTGATGCCGCCAGCCTGATCGCGCGCGATCATGGCAGTGCCCGCAGCGGTCGTGCCGCCGTCCACGTCCGCGTACTTGTTGGCCGTGACGCCGTCGCCGATCTGAACTTTCGGCTTGGTGGTCGCGCCCGCGAAGGTGGTCGTGGCGTGAATGTTGATCGAGCGGACTTTGCCCTTCGTGCCCTTGCGGGGGTTCTTGATGACGCGAACGGCGTCGCCGGCAGCGAAGTTGACGCCGGTATAGCCGTAGGTCATGCGGACAGGGGTATCGTACATGAGAAATCTCCTCGTCTGCCCCTATTGCGGCCGGGGGCGGCCGGGGCCGAGGCTCGAAAGCCCCGGCGCCTTATTGCGTGAGGGTCGCGCCGATCAGGCGGCGCTATCCCACATCAGGACGCGCGCGTTGGTCGCGTCGGGGTGGACGAGGCCGAAGCCGCCCAGGTAGTACCACGCGATACCGCGCGAACGGCCGTAGTCGCCGGGGATCTTGCCGCGGATTTCTTCCGGCAGCACGATGGCCTCGGTGACAGTGTCGCCGCCGAGCATGAAGCCCCACGAGGACAGGCCGTTGTTCCACGCATCCGCCGTGCCCGAATAGGGATCGAAGGTGGTGGAGTCGTTGGCGCCGCCCTTGGGGATGAACGTCTGCTCGACAAAGCGGGTGTTCTCGTAGCGACCGATTTCGCCAGCGAAGATGTCCGCCATGCCGATGGACGTATACTGCTTCACGCTCTCGAGCTGGTTCTTGAAGTTGCGGATGGTCGACGGGTGCGTGACGAAAATGTAGTCGTCGCCGTCGAAGCCAGGAATGCCCGCTTCCTTCGCGTAGTCGCTCATCGCTTTCACATGGCCGGTGCCAAAGGCGACGTTGTTGGTCGTCGCGGTAGCGCCGTTGGTGGTGACGGTGACCGACGTGGCCGAGTTGCCGCCAGCCGGAGCCACGCGGACGACCGTGTTCTTGAACTGCAGGAAGGCCTGAATGTCGAAGAACTTGCGCGCGTCGTTCTTGAGCGTCTTGTCGATGATCGCCGTGACGTCGTGCTTGGCCATGTCGGTCAGCTTGCCGGTGTAGGGCACGCTGTTGCCGGCTTCCGTGACGGTCAGCGAACGCTGGCCGATAGTGTAGTTGGATTCCGGCATGGGCTGATTTTCGTCAAGCTGACGACCCTGCGTGCCGATATCCGAATAGACGTCCCAATAGAACTTGTCGCCGCGGTTCAGGCCCTTTTCAGCGCCGTCTTTCGCGTCGCAAAGCTGGCGCATCTTGGTCAAAGGCTGCGCGCGAATGCGAAGATAGTCCGACAGTTCGTCGGAGTACATGTAGCCGCCTTCCGAGGCGACTGCCCAAAGCTGGCCGGACATGGCCTTATCCTTATAATGTCCGACCGAAACTTTGCCTCTACTTGCCTTGCTCTCCTGCTATCCTCGGTTCATTCGGTTGCCGAAACGGGCACGAACGACCTCGGAGGCGGTCTGACGGCGTGGGGCGGCCTGCGGCGCACCCATAGAAGCTGATTCCGGTCGCGGTTGCGCGAGAAGCCCGCGCTTCGCCTCTGTGCGAGACTGAGCGGGCGGCGGATTGTCGCGCTGTTCTTCGCGTTGCGGCGTCGGCCTGCCGAAGCGGGTCCGAACCGTGTTGGCGGCGGCGTCGAACAATTCCACTGGTTTGCGGACGTTCAATCCATCCAAGCGGGCGGCCTTGTAGGCGTCCATCGCAAGGTTGGGGTTCGCCTTGAGTTGCGCGACCTGATTAGGGGTCATGCCGGGGGCATTCGCGGCGATCTCGTCTACGACCATGTCGACCAGCGTTGCGCGGTGGGCGCTCTGCAGGAAGCCGTCGGAGGCGATGTCCGCGTTCTTTTCGCCGAACGAATTGATCGTGGCGCCGATCTCCTCGTTGATCGACGTGAGCCTTTGATTGAGCGACATGCGCTCAAACTCACGACGATTGAGGAGCTGCGTTGCCGCGAGGGCTTCGTCAGCGTCGCCGAACTGAACCTTCTCGATCAACTGCTTGTCGGACAGCTGGTGTAGCTGCTCGCTCGGCTGATCGGTGGCGTCGGCGGTCGACTCGTCTTGCCCAGGTATGGTTGCCTGGGGCGCCCGCGGAGTCGTAGCGCGGGCCGCCTTTGCTTCGGCCTTGGCGGCTTCAAGACGCGAAGAAGCAGCAAGGTGCTTCTGCGCGAGCTTCACCAAGGA